CTACTCTTTGTCTTTGTAAGAATTGTAATCCATTCTCCGGATACTGTAGGAGTTGCTAAAGATGATTAAGAGATTTTGTAAATGGTATCTTAGCAGTTATCTTTGGAAGGTTTACGATGATGGATGGACAGACGGAGTAGATCAACAACGGGTATTTCCTGAATCTACATTACATCACATTACATTAGATAACAATGGCGAACCATGGAGTGAAGAAGAATGATGGATGTTTATGTCCTCTGTAGACTATGTGATTGTTATTGTTGGTCACAAGAGTGTAGTCAAATCATTACTGAACACCCGGATACTGACTATTACGAGTGTTTCGATTGCCAACCTAAGGTCCATAATTGAAATCTTGGAATGGATATTCGTCAGGAGGATTCACTTCCCTCTCTTGTTCATATCTATTCATCCAAGAACTATGATCTCTTTCTTGGGGAAATTGAAAGCCAGGTCTTTCTTGTGTGGAAATATCTCTACGATAATCCATGAAATCATCAGGTGCAATGTCTTGTAACCTAGACATATCATCATCATTCATGTCGATATTAGATTCAAACTCCGAATCTCTAATATCGGGATTTGTAGCTAGAGAAGTTAAAGAAGAGAATCTTACCCTTACATTATCTTCTAAGCGATTAGGAATCCCTAACAAATAACGGATCATATACATTCTAATTACCCGTTGCTAACTCGTAAGACCTACGCAGACGCATCATGTATGGTAATTCATCTTCTTTACGTACATCAGCGATCATAATATGATTAGTAGCAGGTATTACTATTCTGTCACCTGCTGCAGGTGTTTGTATGAATACGACTATCCTATAGCACCATAACTTCTGTACTGCAGTAGCATTACCAGAACCAAACCTAACAGTTCTTGCGTTAAGCATCATAGTAGGTAAACCGGTGATGTTAGCGTTCTTTGCAAATAGTCTACAAAGACCAAAGACAATTTGTGATCTATCTAGTGGGCCATCAGGCATACCAGGAGAAGACATTCTTTCCAGGGTATGGTTAGTCTTGATTAGTTTTAGATCATCTTCTGTTAATCTCTCCTGGCTGTAAATGTCATAACAGAAAAAGACGTCTTCCAAACCGCTGTACGTATAGACACCTGGGTCTTGTACCCTGGCATCTACAATTCCTACAGTTAAATCATCTAATTCATAGCCTGATAAGTCAAAATAAGATTCAGTAAATAGCATGGCTTTGTTATCTACACCTTGCCATTGTGACTGATCGTATAGCGAACCTGAACTCATCGGCGCAGCTACAAATCGACTAGGAACACCAGGGGCTGGATTTTCTTCCCAATCCATTACTCCTGAACTGTATTGTTTAGTTAATGTTCTCATTCCAGTAAGCGCACGTGTAGATTCCTTAGCCATTTCAGTTCATCTCCTTCTTTGTTGCTGCATGTGCTTGTTTCTGAGTTCGTTTGAAACCGTCTTTTTTCCACGATCCGTTCTTCTTTTTGTTAGCCTGGGCTAGTCTCTTGAAGTTTTTTCCGTAGGCAAGACTGTACTTGGATTTCTTTCTTGGAGTCTTTCTTGGCTTGATTGGAGTTCCAAGCACGGCTGACTTTCCGATGTTAACTCCAGCCTCAAGCGTACCTTTGACTGCTTTCTTACCTGCCTTCTTAGCCTCAGCCTTTGCAGTTGAAGCCACACCTGCCATAAAGGCAGCAAGAATAACTTCAGCAAGTGAATCATTAGCCACACAAGCCACCTCAGTTGTCTGAGGCGGTTTGTTGGATCGCTATACTCATCCAGTCCTTCTGAGATAGTTTAACTACACGGCAACGTACTCTTGCTGTAACTGAAACATTCTGAGTTCCTACTGCACCTGCGTTGTTTCCAGCGACCAGGTAAAGAGTATCGTTAACGACCATGAATGCTTCACTTAGAGAAGCAGGGCCAAAGTTGTCAGGATACAGGTCAGAAGTGTGAGAAACGACATTCCCGCTAAAGTCTACGTTAAGACATCCGCTAGCAACCAATGACTGGTCATCGGCGATTAGTAGAGTTGTACTAGGGTTTAGATCGGTTAATTGTGCTGCGATTGCTCCGTCTGCAGCTAGTAATTCATTTCCTGAGCCATTTCCGTCAGCAGTTTGATAGATGAAATCTACTGATTCTATTGCGATTGCTTGACCAGTTGGTACGTTTACGTATGCACCTAGATCAATTGTTGCTTGAACTCTAGTTCCTGCAACTGAACCTGCAGGAAGTAGAGCGACGTCTGTAAGGTAGAAACTACCTGTTTTTGCTGTTGCCATGGTGTATTTTCTACACTACTAGGTATTTATATTATTATCAACCCTAGTCTTGAACATCTAGGCCGTCACTGGCAGGATTTGGGGCGCAGTCCCCAATCTAGCCCTCCCGAACTATTTTTCTCAGTTACTTATTTATTAAAAGACAAAATGGCACAATCATGGGGGAACTAAAAACCATCATTTCAGCCAACATCCCAGTGTCTATCGCTAGGGATCTAAAGACGAAAACCAAAGGAACCAGGAGCCGTGTAATTACCAGGGCTTTGAAGGCTTATCTTGCCGACCAGGAGGCCTTCAATATCAGCGACGTGCATACTAGGACCTTGCTTGCAGTCCTTCACGCAAGAGAAGACGTAAGCAAAGAACTCAAAGCAATACTTCTAGTGGAGTTGAACGCATGACTTGTGGATTCTATGGCAATTTTGATTGGGTAACAAAAGAGATCCAAATTGATTGGTTGTATGATTGGGGTGATGATGATGGTGTTGCTTACCTTCAAGGTCCATGGTGGAATTGTATCAAATGCAAATCACTATTTTACTCCACTACTCTTTGTCTTTGTAAGAATTGTAATCCATTCTCCGGATACTGTAGGAGTTGCTAAAGATGATTAAGAGATTTTGTAAATGGTATCTTAGCAGTTATCTTTGGAAGGTTTACGATGATGG